TGGGAACCTCGAAGTCACTGTCACTGTCATCATCACTTTCAAATTCTGAATCATCGTCACTGTAATAGAAAGTGTCTTCGTGGATCGGTTTGTTGCCGTTCATGTGGTCATGAACGCGTTTCATTTTATCAGCCATCTCCAGATAGATACCATCAGGGATCTTACTGGAGATGTCGTCGAGACAGGCCATAAGGCCTTGTAGGTCTTCCATGTTTTTATTGAAAAATATAAGTTCTATGATTCACTTAGATGGAAAATATACGAAAGATCATGGAAATCATGGATGATGATGAGATGTTCGCAACGAGGAATGAGTGGGCGTATATAAAGATATCAAATGAACTCAAGAAATTACATATAAAATTAAAAGAAATATCTATACGCTCTCCCCCTAGAATAGATCCTTCGGCACCCCCCTTCGTGTGGCGAGATCTTCGACCTGTACGTATCAGACCACGGCGTTAATCCACGTCCATCATCGTAACTTCAGCAACTGAAATACCACCCTGCATCGTCTGTCTCGATGGAGGGTAGTATGCACCTGGTTCAACTGGGTCAGACCACTCTTCATGTAACTCCTGTAGAAACTGATTCAATCCCGGATACATAACCTCTTCATCAAGTTCTCTCCATCGTTGATGAAGTTGTTCTCTATCTCGCTGGGCAGCTGTATCGGGATCGGATGGTAATGGATCCTCAATCCATTCGGGTGGTTGTCCGTCTGTGATTGTAGGTTGATATATAGGGGCTCCCTGTGTTGTTTCGTCACTCACCCACATAGGGATAGTTTGGTCGAGGAATGAAGGTGGTTTCACGTGTTCTCGCAACTCATGGATAGTGTCACACAACCGCAAATAATCCCCTTCTGGGATCCTATCCGAGTTTTTGTCAATAAGATCCATTATTTTATGAAAGAGATCCATATTTCACATGATTATCCCATCATCGTTATATCACTTAGGTTGTCAAAAGACTTTGAGCTTTTTTTGATGTTACTTTCGATCTTATCAAACTCTCGAAATAAAGGTGTAACATCATCACCACGATACTTAGCTTGTCTCACCTTTTCAATAAAATGATACAATTTATTGAACGTATAATTTGTTCCCAATGTCTCTACGAATGATAATAACCGCTTACACTTCGTAATGAGAACATCTAAATCCCGGTGTCTTTCCATTTGAACATTTCTCTCCATTTCAATGTACCGCTTTTCACCACACTCATTATGAGTTTCAATGATAGAACCTACAGCCATTAATTCTTTCATAGATTTTTTACCTTGATCGGGTTTCGGGGCAATGACATCGAGGACCGAGCGTATGAAATTGAACGGCATTTTTTGGGTGCTGGGGGTGGTTCGACTGGTACAGTACAGTAAATAACTTCTTCCCAAATTTTACGTTGTACGTCTGGACACAGCGGTGCGGTAGATTGCAGGAATGCAAATCGTAGATCGTCTGTGGCCAAACCGGGGATTCCAAGTGGTACTCTCGAACGAACAAAAAGTTCGTTGATGGGGAGGACGTATTCGGGCATTATTCGGAATCACTTTAGTTTAGTTCTTTTTCCTTTTTACTTAGGTTTCGTTCAATTGCAATTTTCTCAAGTTCGATATCAAGTGCAAATCGATATGGTGCATCCCATAGAGCACATTTTATCCAGTTATAAGTGTTACTCATGTAATAGGGCCCCATGTATATGAAGGTTTGACAAATTGCCCGGAGATATATCATTGTTTATTTAATAGTGTCATTCTTTTTTATACTCTTTAAAAGTTTGTACGTGTCATAGATCCCATATGCAGCTATACCCCCTGTAAAAATGATAGTTTGTATTGCGATTGGAGGATACATAATATATTTTCTATGATTATATTAAATGAATAGAGAAAACATTGAGAGTAACTTGAAAAAATTACTCAAAGGTGAGAAGGCTTGTATACCAGAACACTTCTTGAAAGTTCCTGTGTACAAATCACCAACCCTTCGTACTGGTAAGGGTAAGCCACTGAGTGAAGGTCAATTTGGTAAGATGTATCGTGGAAGCATTAACGATAACGGTCGTCGGTATGTCGCGTACAAAGAGATAGATACATCGGAAAGTACTGATGGTGCATTTGAGTTTGAGTTCAAGGTTGCCGAAAAATTGAAGGAGTTTGCGGTTCCCGAGATGTACCTCTTTAGGAAGTGCCCCATCCAAGATAAAACACCTAAAAAGGTGCGTAAAGAGAATGGTACGTTGGTCGTACCAGAAAAACGCACCAAACCCAAGGATATTCTTTATATGGAACTTCTTAATGGTAAGTCGTTTAATTCGTGGTGGCAAACCAACCCAACTCTTGATGCGATAAAATCTGTACTCGTACAGGTTTTTGATAATCTTTACCGAATTAACCAAAAATTCCCAACCTTCCGTCACCGTGATTTACATGGAGGTAACGTGATGGTTAATCCAAATGCTCTCACCACCCAATACACTTGGAAAGTTGACACCGGTGGTCAAATAATTAGAAACGACCCCGATGGATCTTTCAGGAACCGTGTCGGTGAACCGAATATCAAAAAGTATAAACGTACAAATGCTGGTGTGGAAGCGCATATCATTGATTTTGGCTTGTCCTATTGGTCTGATCGTATGCCAAACCCAGAAACGGCTGATGGTGGATACGAGGGTGCGGGTATATACAAGGATCGTCCGGGTACGATTTACTACGATACTCATAGGTTCTTGTATATGATTTATGTTAAGGTGCGACAACCAGAGAATGCTAAGGAACGAGCTATTAAAAATTTCATCGAAGAACTCATACCTAACAAAGAGTTCCTCGAGTATAATGGGAAATTCACAAGTCAGGGATATCTGAAGATGCCCGGTTATCGCACGGATATAAACGCCAAGGAGCTTCGTGAAAATATCCCCTCCTTCAAGACTATTTTGACGCACCCATTCTTAACTGGTGAGAAATCATCAAATAGACCAAAGACTCTCTCGGAGGCTCTCAAATTGATCGCTCCTAAGCCCAGGTCTAAGCCTAAGACTCCTCCTAAGATCAAGACTCCCAAGGCTAAGACTCCCAGTCCCAAACTTTCAACTACGGAAAGGAAGAAGAAGATGAACAGTGCGATTAAGAGGGCTATGGCTGTACTTGCGGCTAACAAGAATAAACCCAAAGCCAAACCAGTACCCCGAAGGAGACCTGGTGTTGTACTTCCCAACCCAGTCCCTGAGATTCAACCGACCAGTCCAAGCCCCAAGGCTAAGCAAAAGAACTTGCAAGCTTACGGTGCCAAGATACAAGCAAAGATCAATCGTCAGATACAGCTTGGACGTGATGCACGGTTCTCTTTCGTCAATGTAAAGGGTAAGAAGCGTGAGTATGTGAGAAAGGGTGCATACGAGACGGCTCTGGCTAAGAACAAGGCATTTAGGGAAGAAATGGCGAAGCCAACGTTATCAAATAGGGCTCGAGCTAAGAGGATGGATCGTGGTCAGCCATTTTATATGATGACACCTCAAAACGTAAGGAATGCCATAAAGGGTGGTAAGAATATGAAATTTGTTGGAGGATCAAAGGGTTTCAAGACGGTCACCCCCAAAGCCAAGTGGTCTAACGCAAATAATAAACAATTCATGGAATTGTTGGCACGGGAAAAGAACGCACAGAGAAAACTTGCCAATCAGATGAACAAGGCAAGGCCTCTCAAGAATGGACCATTGGACCCGGCGGTTGCTTACGCTCTCAATACTCCCAAAAATACCAAAAAGATAAACAAGTACGTGAACGGTCTATCAAACGATGAACGTAATATGCTCAAAAAGAAGATTTGTCAACCTTAAAAACCCTCCTCATACCCTCGTCAACTTCAGAGAGTATCTTAAACTTTGGAGTCTTGACGAGTTTGTCACCATTCATAGTGACGAATGATTTCATCCGTTCAACTTCACCACGGGGCATTTTCCTGGTGTATTTGAGTGTGACATTATTGTTTCCAATAGTGAATACGGTTGACGTCATTTTTTTAATATTTACCTATAATAAAAAATGCTGTCTTTCATTATTCTCGTGATCATTAACATTTACATTCTCTACCAGACCGGTAAACCTCGTGTCGGAGCGACCATCTCTAACGGTGAGGAATGGACTATTTACGGGACCATGGGTTGTGGTTGGACTCGTAAGCAGTTGGAATACATGGAAAAGACTGGAAAGGCCTTCACTTTCGTTGACTGTGATAAAGAAGGATGTACAGATATAAATGTATTTCCAACTATTGTTCATCCTACTGGTGAGAAAACCAGTGGATACAGTGAACTTTAATTTAAATTATTACTCATAAGTTGTTTGTTTCAATTTATCAATAATAAAATATTACAGGGACGATTAATATGTTTAGATACCGCGGACAACCTGGAGAGATAGTGCAAGAATGACGGCATCAAGTATAGTGTTGATAGGTTTGAGAATGGTTATATGCTTTACGAGGGAACGATTCCATACGATACGGAGGAGGAAGGCACTAATAAGAATGCTTAGCACAAACATGAGAAACTCACGGAGCATATCAGATTTGGTTGGGGATTGAACAATTTCCTTGATCATTTACTACAGATGGATATTTTTTTTCTGAACAAACTACAAATGAAGAACCTACCACTGAGTGGTTCGGAAAGAATGTTTACCAATAAACGATGGGGAACTGCCACTGGTATTGGAAACAATAACTGTTATGCGTATGCAGTTGGAGACTACGAAGCCTATAGGTGGCAAAAGTCAATCCCGGGTGATCGTTCCGGTCTTTCGAACAACGGGCATAACTATACACATTGCACAAGTCTCCCTAAACGGGTTATTTCCGATAACCCAACCAAAATTTATCGTGCAAAAGCGAACGAAAAGTGTAAAAGAGGATATTATAAAGTCATGATGTTTGTTTGTCCTGGAAGACCAACAAACTATATCCGACAAGGGGACTTTCACTTCTACGTACAACATAGTGTAGTTGAGTATAGAATTAAACCAGGTGATACCCAAGAATCTGTGGCTAAGTTTTTTAAGATACCGATATCTCGAGTCAAGAGAGCTGGAAAGTTTGAAGTTAACAAAAAAATTATATTTAAATCTAACGTATTCAGTCACAAGAGGGGTTGGGCAACGGGCCCACTTCTGACTGATGCGAGTGGTAAGTCTATAAAGGATCCTCGCAAGGCGGATAAAAACTACCCGGGGCTAAACTACGAGCGATATTGTAGTTCATTCTGTGTCAAGGATAAGGGAATCAAGGTCGGACAGACTCACCCCAAGGTCAGAAAGAAGACTGTCTAAATCTAAAGTATTTTCTACATCGAATGACATATCGAAGATGTCCATTATATTAAAAATAGCGTTACTCTCTAACGAGACTGTATTTGAAGTTGCGGTGTAATTGTTCTGAACAGTTAACGTAACTTTAAATTGAGATACATCAAAAACTTTTCTACAAATTGGACAAGTATTCTTACCTTTACATTTCCATTCTTCTAGACAGTGGGAATGAAACAAATGTCCACAACGGATCGGTTGATTATTTCTTGTCGATCTCACTTCACTGAGACATATGGCACATTGTGACATTCTAGAATACAGATTTAAAGTTTTTCTCGTGATTTAGCTCAGTTAGTATATTTTAGACATATTAAGAAGGGGTTTATCACAAGTGTTACATGGAGGTCCTGTATCTTGCTTAGACTGAATCTGATTAAGTAACTCGGGGCCGGACTTCTGAAGAAGTTGACGGTAAGAATAATTATCCTCGAAGACAATACCATTCTGTTTCATTAAATAATTGTTAGTGAGTTGGGCAGAAGAGTTAATGGTGAAGCACCGACCGTCGGCCATTCCGAGTCGCTGAGACATGTTGTTAATATTAATTTAGAAATTAATTTGCCTGTTGTGAATTGTTTTTATCCACGATTCGAAACCTTTTTTTTTGAGGTTCTCGATCATGGGTTTACACTTATAACCCAGAAATATATCAAAGACATCTGTCTCTACTGTAGGTGAAACCCGGATGGAAGGTTCTTCGTTGATGTGTTGATTGATGATATTATAGGCAAAAGCAATCTCTTTTAGAGTCTCTGCACCAGTGATGATAATTTTGCCGGTTGAGAAAATACTGGTTGTAATCTCCTTCATATCTTGTGCTGGTTTAAACTTGATTTTAACTGCTGAGTACCTATCGGGTTCAAAGGATACCTTGAAAACGTCGGAGTTATTTTCAAAGTGTTCTGTAACTTTTATGAGATTGATGTTATAGTTCAAACTAAAGTTTGAGTTGATCATCACAACCCTGAACGAATCCACTGGTATCTGTTTCTCCATCCCCAAAAACGTTTTGAAAATGTATGTCAATTGAGTTATGATCCGTTTACAATCGAAGAGATCACAACACCCAGCAACTTGAATCGAACCATTGGGGAAAACTTTTACAGATTTCGTACTGTAGGTATCATTATAGGTAAGTGTCACCTGGTTGTAAAAAGTGGTGGGTTTAAGTTTCCACTCAAATCCACCACTACCTTCTGTCCCGACACGTCTCAATTTAAAGGAGTCTGAATCCTCAAAAATACTTCGGAGCTTCTTTATATCGATATTTTGAACATATTTGGATACCATGGTGATTGTTGTAATCTTAACCCACGAAGGTCTTATGTCATCCGGGAGTCCCTTCATAAACTCATCGAGTGTAAGAAGATATGAGAAACTATTATTAGCTATTGTCGAGTACATTCTTTTATCCGTCTTTTATATAAGGTTTTACTTCTTTATATAAATTAGTAGATAATTACCTCAACTTAGGTGTTGTTTAATAACTTAGAGGAATTACAACTTTATATTTTAAATGACTTCCTTTTTAAATAGTGCGAAAGTTGTATACGACATAGAATCTGAACTTGAATATATTGAAATCGAATATGAACGTTACGTAAAAGGTCAGGGATATACGACTTACGTTGACTATTTAAACACAAAACCTTATGCCGATTGGACATTTCTCAAATCGAAGAAACGTTCCATTCCGTATGAAAAGTTCTTAGACACGATGTGTTCAAAAACAACCGAAGTTCGACAGAAGATGTGTGAGATTGCTCTTCATAACATTTTGTCTAAAAAGAAAAACATAAATACTTATATTCGTGTTGCACATGCGAGTAAAATCATTGACCCCACATTCCAACCACCCTGGATTAATACAAAGAGTGCTTGGCAGAGGGAGTATATCAAAATGTTTTGTAACGATACTTTGGATGATATCATTTATAGGACTACGGACAAATCGAGACTTAAATACATGTTTAACGTCTTAAGTTGTATACAATAATAATAAAGGTCATTAGAAGAATCCAAGCACCGAATATAGAAAATTGTGGTTTATTGGCCACACCAACTTTAATTCTTTCAACTATATTCATTTTTTCCTTGGTAAATCCAAAGTCAATGTTTCGCCTTGGTTGTAAAGGATGAGATAAAGAACAACTAGATGTAGATTCTTCACAGAGAGCATAGTCACAGAATACACTTTTCTCTGTTTTAGGTACTACACTTTCATCTTTCATTTCAGAAAAACTCGCAAAATCACCCGTTTGTCTTACACTCCCTGGAAGAGAGAAGTCGTGTGTGACAAATGGGTTTACATCATTAATTGCATCTTCGTCATCGAGCATATACTTACTCATAGTTACTTTTAGTTCAGATTATATTTTTTAGTTTTCATTTTGGAACGGTGCTCGGTCCACATCATATCCAAATCTACATTTAACATATGGGCTATCTGAAAGAGATAACTAAAAACATCACCCATTTCCATCATGACATCTGTTCCCCTCTCCTTCTTCAAATTAGTCTTTTTATACATTTTCTTGTACT